TCCTCATACTCTTCCTTTGAAGTTATATCTTCAAGAAGAATACCCATGAATGATAAAGCTCGTGTGATTGCAAATGTTTCAGCAATCTCTAAGTAGCCTGGTTTATCACGATACTGCTTTGAGAAACCAGTAGCAATGATATGTTCAGGATCTGATTTAGTTATAATACATTTCATTATAACATAACGATCAGAGTGTTCTTGTATTACGCAGTTAATACCAAACTCAGTGCCAAATATTTCTCTAAAATATTTTACTTTGCTCCAAGCTGATACTGTTTTCTTTCCATGTTGATTTAAGTATGTGCCATTGGCTGCACACAAATCATTAACTTGCTTTATTTTTTCTTTCATTATTACCCTCTGTTGTTTGTTGATATATACAAGAATAAGCAAACACTTGATTTGATTTATAGTATATGCCAGTCTTGTTTCTTTGTGTACTGATTATACTTGTATGAGTATAAGTTAATTTCTTAAACAAAGCATCACACAAGTAAGGATCAATTCCATTTACTTTATATTGATATGAATGCGACATGCCATTCATAAGAATTATTGTTAATATAATTTTCATCTAGCAATTAAATAAACTAATAATATAAATATAATTATAATTAAAAATATTTTAATAAACATATTTCTAAACTCCTTATCTTCTTTCTCTTTTAGTTTACGCATAATAATATCATGACGAAATTGTGCTTTAATTTTATCATGTTCTTTTTGATAATAATTTAGATCCATTATCCTACACATCCTTCCATAATGAGTTAGCTTTATCTATGTACTCCTGCTGAATATCTTTCCACATATAACCAGAAAAATCTGGAGGTGGTATCAACTGAGCCATTCGCTTAACATCACCCTCACATATATAAACTAAGTTCTGTCTTGTTCTTGCTTTCTTATAGTCTTGCTCAACTAAAAATTCTAAGTAGTCAGGTTTTAATTGTTCGCAACTATCTTGTGTGAACACATTAAAAGAATCTTGATTAACATATAGCAAGTGTGGAATCTTACCTGTGCTGTGATGATAGAAAGCAACTTGTTTTAAATGGTTGCTATCAGGTTGTTTAGGAAGATAACCTTTAATCCAACTAAAACCATTCTTAGTATCTGACTTTCTTTTAGATCTGTGTTTTGTTTTAAGTTCAATGAACTTCTTTCTATCTTCATAATCTATTCTACCTATTTTAGGTAATACCAAACCATCAAACTTTTTAGTACAATATCTTTCAGCTGCACTCTCTTGATCTAGTTTAAGATCAGTCAATGCTTTTACTGTAATCTTAATCATGTCAACTAAGTATTGTCTTGTGTCTTGATGCTGTTCTTTATCAGCTTCATTGTGCGGTTGATATTTATCGTATTGATTTAATTCATCCTCAATTATTTTATCTAAGGATTGTTTGTCATTAAGCATTTTCTTTTCAGCATCATACATATACTTCACTGCATATCTTTGTGATGCTCTACCAATAGATACTCCAGCCATCATACGATAACTGATGTTCATTAATCTTCTATCTTCTTGTGTAAAGAATGCGTACTTAACTAACCATGTTGCATCATCCATTGCTTCTTGGGATGGTGAACTGTGGTCCAGTTCTAACTTATTATAAAAGCCTATAGCTTTATCTTCATCTATTTTAATTATCATAAAACCTTTCAAGTTTTTTAAAGCATAATATTTGTGAATAACCTATATGTCAATACATTAAATAATCTTTTTATTGGTTGACTTTAAATAGCTAGTATGGTTATGTTGCCACTAAAAACAACGAGAGGAAAACATGAATAAAGAAATAAAAAAACTACTTAAAAAATATCACAGAACATTTGATTGTTTTGGCAACAGAAGGAAAACTAAATGACACTTAAAGAGTACAAAGAAAAGAACAACCTAACCTTTAAACAACTAGCTGAATTGATAGGTGTTAAAGGAACTAATGTGGCTGTTAATTCTATGCGTTGGATTAATGGCAGTAGAATACCATCTCCTTATTTTATGAAAAAAATAACAGAGACAACAGGCGTAACTCCAAACGAAATATATAGAGCTTACTATGAGATCAATAAACTTTGATAAGGTTATAGTAGAATGGATGGATATTAATTCTTGTGATGATGCTTGGAATACTGAGGATCAATTAAAAGATTTAATGCCAGCTTCATGTACAACCATTGGTTATCTATATGAAGAAACACCACACTTTATAAAAACATTTGCAACATTTAGTTTTAATACTGATGACACAATAGACTTTGGAGATTGTGTTGTCATTCCTAAAGGCTGTGTTGTTTCAATTAAAAAAATGGAGAACTAATGATTGATAAAGAATTGCATGTTGAAGATGTCATAGAAATCTATGATGAAAAAATTTTAGTTCTTAAAAAAGAAATAGATAGATTAAACGAAGAGGTGCAAGCATTAAATATACAATTAAAAAAAGCAGAGCAATCTCATCACTGCGTTGTTAATGATGATACGCATGAGTGGGGTGGATAGTGGCAAGATATAATTACTTTAATGGTGGAGATCACTATTCTGAATGGCATAGACAGCATGAAAACTGTGCCATGATTGATATAGATAGTGTTGAGATATGCTTAAACAAAGGATGTTGGCAGCCATTAGCTATCATTGAAACTGTATATGATGTAGGAAAGTACAATAAATATACTAATATTGTTGAATTTATTGCAGAAAAGCTAGGTATTCCTGCATATCTTGTGTATTACAAACCAAGCGATACAGTATCTTGGTCATTAGAGTTCAAGATCATGCGTCTAAAGCCTTTTAAATCGGTTTTAGAGGGTGTTTACGATGGGGATTGGTTAGCTGAATTACAGTCATTACAGGATGAGCATAGAAAGGTATGTAAACACAATAAATAATGGCTAAATACCCACAACATATTAGGCTACCTATAAATCTATTTAAACATGAGGGTTATCAAGGCTTGGCAGAGGAACATAAAGCTAAATGCTTGGCGATACTCTTAGTTCTTCTTCGCTTTGCAAATCCTAAAAGCGGCAGCTGCTACCCTAGATATTCAAAGATCACTGAGATGATTGGTCTATCTCGCATGACAATCTATAGATGTATTCAACTATTAATTGAGGCTAAACTTATAATAAAAAAGCGGCTATCATCTACTAACTTATACACATTATCACCTATTTTATTAGTCAATGATGTATCATATAGATACACTGATGTATCAGGTTGGTATGACAGAGGTATCAGGGTGATACCTATTAATAAAACTAGTATTAGTAAAACAGTATTAATATCTAATAGGATGAAAGATAAAATAGATAGTATAGTTAACGATAGAAATTTGAATAAAGAAAGTAAGATAATTAAACTAGCTAGTCTACCTCTGGCGGAACTAAAACAATGTATTTCATATCATCCTTACTATGTACGAAAAGCAATTGAACACCAAGAGCAAGAGCTGCGTGATAAAAGAGCTGTACCAAAGCATATTGTAGAGCAAGCCATGACAGCAGCGGTATCAAAGACAATCAAGAATAGATCAGCAGCATACAAAGCAAAGGTAGAATACAATAAGCGTAATGGTTTGAATTGGAAAGGTGAACCAATTAAAAAATGAAAGGTGGTTTTAAATCTAAAAGAATATTTTGTATGGGTATGTCTAGGCTATCAGGTAAACCATGCCAGGCTAAAGGCTATCCTACTAATTCATTTACTAAGGATGGAACTCAGAAGTATTTGTGTCGCTATCATGGTGGTCAGAACTCAGACTACTTTGGTTTTAGAGATAGATCAGGAAGAGGTGGTTTCAAGAAACAAAATTATTCACATGACTCTAGGCTTAGACAGCTCTGTACTTTGAAACAATTTAAAGATAAACCCATTGAATATGTCAGAGATTACTACGAAAGAAACATCAAAGAACGAATTGATAATCAGCAATTCAGATCTGAATACAGTAGAAGAGCTTCTCGTAAGTGGCAAAACACTTACAGAAATTTTTTCAAATCAGAAAGTCTTACCGATCAGCTTACACAAATTTCACTTTTGGTTAAGAAAACCAGAGAACAAGGAAGCAAAGACTAGAATTCTTGAGGCTCAAAAGTTAGGTGTTCAAACTTTAGTGGACAAATTATTAGAGATCTACATGCAAGATATAAATGGTAAGCAACTAGATCCTAATGTAATTGCTTGGACTAGGGAGAAGACAAAGTTCATACAGTTTTTAGCAACAAAGATAACTGATCTATACTCAGACAACAAGCCACAAGAAAGCAATGTTAAACAAACTATCACTGTGTCTTGGCTTGATAGTCCAGAACTTCAAAGGCAATATCTAGATCTAGAAGCTGAAGAGTTAAACGAAGTTAAACCAAAAGAAATAGATTCTAAATAAGATTAAAGATCAGAAGCTCTGGTCTTGTCTTCAAAATTATATGGAATTTCTATGGTCTTATCCTCTCTAAATATATTTGTATTAATCTCTAGATTATCATTAAAGATTTTATCTATATTATAATTGTTATCTTCAATATATTTATTGATTAGCTTATCTATTAATTTAGAAATGGGTATATGCTCATAAGAAGAGCAAGTGATTAACTTCTTCCACACTCCTAGCTTAACCGATAGCATTTTCCTATTGGTTATTACATCCATAGTATTTAGTATTATCTTTTTTTTATTGTGCATATTCAAATTGATCCTCCATTATTTTATGTGCTAAAAGATTTCTATTCTCTAACTCACATTCAATAATTCTTTTATAAATGATCTCATTAATTTGATTTAATTGAAACTGATTATATAAATCAAATTGATCTAATAACTTTTCATCATTTAACAAAGACACTTTCTCTTTGAGTTGTTGGATTGTGATCATTATGCTACCTCTTTTATTGTTTCAAACTCATACATATTTTCATCACAAGTTAAGCACACATAAGGATAGTCTATGTCTTTATGTATTTCTACATAGAGATTAGATAAACAATTATGACACAGTTTATCTTTTAACTTGTGTTCAGGTTTATATTCTTTATTCATTATGCTACCTCCTGTTGTTTAATTAATTTTCTTTTTAAACTTTCTAGTCTTCCTAAATACATTTTATCTTCTAGATAAGGATCTATATTTAATATGTCATAGTATAACCAGATCTTATTAATTTTTTCTTCAAGCTGTTTTATAGTTAATTGTTTAGTCATTATTTTACCTTTCGTTATTGTTTAACTTTGTTGGCTCTTAAAAAAGAATTGATATCATTCTTCATGCAAGCAATGATACCGCAAAACATATTACCCTCTATGTCTTTAAATGCTTTGTCTTTTTT